AGGAAGGCAAGTCCGAGAAGGGCGGGTTAAACGCCAAAGGGCGGGCTTCCTACAACAAAGCCAACCCCGGCAAGCCTGGGCTCAAAGCCCCGCAGCCTGAAGGTGGCCCGCGCCGTGATTCATTCTGCGCCCGTATGAAGGGCATGAAGAATAAGCTCACCAGCGAGAAGACGGCTAAAGATCCGAACTCTCGTATCAATAAATCACTTAGGGCGTGGAACTGTTAACATGAAACACGAAATTTCTGAGGGCACAAAACATGCTGTTGACGCCCTATCAGTCGTTACAGTGGTTGGCACGCTCGTGGAATTTTTACCTGCTATTGCAGCGATCTTTACCATTGTGTGGACCGGGATTCGCATCTGGGAAACCGACACGATCAAATCGTGGACCGGGAGAAAGTAGTGCCAGTCCAGTCGGATAAACAGCGCAGGTTTATGTATGCTTCACTTGCAGGCAAGACAGATGTCCCACCCAGCGTAGCGAAGAAGTTTGTTGGTCCCAAAGCACATGCCGAAGGAGGCAGTATGAAAGAGTCCAAGGAAATGATGAAGAAGGAAGTGTCCTTCATGAAGAAGAAGGGCGCTCCGAAGTCGATGCTCAAGCACGAGATGGCTGAGGCCAAGGGCAAGAAGATGATGGGCGGCGGCATGGCCTACGCCAAGGGCGGCGGTATCGAGTCCAAGGGCAAGACCAAGGGCAAGATGGTGAAGATGGCAATGGGCGGCAAAGCCTGTTAAGGAGTAGTCATGGACTACGCAGCAGAATCTAAACGCGAAGTTGATTCGCTCCTGAAGCGACATCCTGCCCCGCGCCGTTCAAAAGCCAAGGGTGTAGATGGTGGCATTTACACAGCAGAAATGGGCACTCCACCTCAAGATATTGACGGGGCTTCAGTCAGGCCGGTGAAGAAGGCCAAGGGCGGCAAGATTGATGGCTGCGCCCAGCGTGGCAAGACCAAATGCAAGGTGGTGTGATATGGCTACTAGGTGGCAATCTATTCCTGGCGCAACGGAAAATGTTGTTGAGCGCACTGCCGAAGACATTGGCAAAGTCCGCAAGCGGATGAATGTAGATTCATCTGGGGTTAAAGGTGGGGCTAGAGAAGCTGTCCGAGAAGCTGGTGGGCGTGCAGCACGAAGACTTGGTGCTAGGGCTGGGTTGGCCGGTGCTGCTCTTCAAGGCGGTTATGAAGCTGGGCGGGCGCTGGACGAATCTACTGGTATTGGTCGCAAGATGGTAAACAAGGCGGGGTCAGCTATTGACCGTGCTGCCACAGGTGACCGTGTCAAGTTGACTAAGGAAGCGGCGCAACGTGCTGAAGACGAGGGAAACTTTGAAACTATGCAGCGGGCTCTTCGTGAAGTAGATGAAGAGAGTGGCCGTAGCAACTACGCCTCTGGTGGCAAAGTCCGTGGTGGGGGTTGCGAGCGGCGTGGCAAAACTAGGGGTAAGTTTGTATGATGGCCTCGCGTGGCATGGGAGCCATCCGCAAGGGTGTGGTGAAGAAGCGCCGTGACAACACCGACTTTACGCAGTACGCCGAAGGTGGTGAGGTCGGGCTCTATGCCAATATCAACGCCAAGCGCAAGCGGATTGCCGCTGGATCGGGTGAAACCATGCGCAAGCCGGGTTCTCCCGGCGCTCCTACTGCCAAAGCCTTCAAGCGTTCTGCGCTGACAGCAAAGTGATGAGCTACTACGTCTACGCCCACACCAAACCTGACCAGACGGTGTTTTACGTTGGTAAAGGTACGCGGGGGCGTGCGTGGTCAACTCATGGGCGCAATACGCATTGGCAACGTACGGTGGCTAAGTACGGTCACAAAGTTGTACTTTTGGCTGAGGGGCTTACGCAAGAGCAGGCTATTGAAGAAGAAGCGGCAATCATTGCGCACTTCAAACCTTTTGGCGCTTTGGTAAACATACTTGACCGGGGAGATATTAGCCCTACGTGTAATCCAGAAGTTGCGGCAAAAGTTAGCATTGCGGCGTCTCGTTGGCAAACTGGGCGCAAACTGTCTGAGTCGCATCGTGCAAATGTAGTAAAAAACAACCCGTGGAGGGGTAAAGAACGCCTAGCGCATTCTGCTGCGATGAAAGCCAAAGGCTTGATTGCGGGGGCAAAAAACCCTTTCTATGGTCAAGGTGCGCGTCAAAAAGGCGCATTGAACCATATGGCAACTGCTGTTGTTGGGGAACATACGACACACGGGCAAAAGCGATGGGAAACGCTTAAGGCTGCGGCAGATGAACTTGGTGTGACGTTGCAAGCAATCTCCCAAGCAATCCGTAAACACGGACGCTCCAAGGGTTGGTTGTTTAGGAAAGAAGCATGACTACTTCCGGCGTAACAATTTTTAACCCCGATCTCAATGAGATTGTGGAAGAAGCCTTTGAAAGGTGCGGCGCAGAACTTCGCACTGGATACGACCTGAAGACGGCTCGCCGCAGTCTAAATTTGTTGCTGGCAGCGTGGGCAAACCAGGGCATAAATATGTGGACCATTGAGCAGGGTACACAAGTCCTGACCGCTGGCACCAATACCTACACGCTGCCTGCCGATACGGTGGATCTGATTGAGCATGTGATTCGCACGGGCGCAGGAAATGTCTCCACGCAGACTGATCTGACCATCACGCGCATCAGTGTTTCTACCTACTCGTCTATCCCGAACAAGCTGCAGCAGGCAAGGCCGATTCAGGTTTACATCAACCGCCAAGCAGCAGCGCCGCAGTTCACGGTGTGGCCCACTCCTGACAATTCTCAGACATACACGCTCGTCTACTGGCGTTTGCGCCGGATTCAGGACGCTGGTGCGGGCGGCACGTACACGCAGGACATCCCGTTCCGTTTCCTCAATGCGTTGGTGTCAGGACTTGCCTACTACCTGTCCATGAAGATCCCCGGTGCGATGGAGCGAATGCAGGTGTTGAAGGCGCAGTACGATCAGGACTGGGATCTTGCCAGTTCCGAGGACCGTGAGAAGGCCGCTGTCCGGTTCGTACCCAGGCAGATGTTCATTAGCTGATCATGGACTACGATCCATTTCTTGGTCTAGCTGATGTTGATTACTTGTTTCGCACAAGTAGGGGGTCAACATATGCAAAGCATACTGATAACACTACAACAAGAAATCGTAGTGGAGAAAAACACCGTGATACTTCTGTGGGGGTGCAACAAAGATCGGGGAAAACAATCTTTGTGCCATCAGAGGGCGTAGACGATTTAGGAAGAATTTTTCAAAATCAAAACATCGCTACTCAAATAGTTCCGCTGTCCTATGACCAAAAAAACAAAAGTGGTACTGTAGCAGTCAAAGCCTTAGAAGACGGCACAAACATGTTGACTGGCCCTTTCAAGAAAGGGCAAGTATTAGCGCAATCAACTTTTACCACCATACCGCAAGTTGGGTTAGCGCCAGTAGAAATAAATATATCAGAAAGTCTTAAAGGGGATACCGGTAAAGGGGTTCATTTTGGTACACAGATTACCGAAGTAAATCCACGGGCTTCGTTTAAGGCACCAACACCTTCAGGTGACAACGATGTTATTAATGCGGTTTTTCCAGCGGATAAACGCCGCACAGCGGGAAAAGCAGGCATAGCCGCAGCCCTAGCCGGAGGTGCAGGCGCAGCAAGCGCGGGTGATCTTCGCCGTGCTGCCGGGGATGTAGCCGAGTCCTTCTTGCCATTGGGGGTAACGCCATCTACACTTGCGCCAGGAACTTTGACGCCTGAGCAACGCGCAGCATCAGATGCGGCTACACAACGCAAGCGCCAGCAGGAAGAAGCGGCCAAGAGGAAGGCACAAGCAATGCTTCGTGCCGTACCAATGCCTGATGAGTACCGCAAGGGCGGGCGGGTGCGAATGATATGAGCAATCGCTTTGCAAACGGCGCAAAGGCATTCGGCTACTGCGATGTCTGCGGGTTTCGTTTTGACCTCAAAAAGCTCAAGAACCTCGTAGTCAAAACCAAGCAGACACAAATCAAAGCGTGCCCTCAGTGCTGGACCCCAGATCATCCTCAGTTGCAACTCGGGATGTACCCGGTAAGTGACCCACAAGCAATACGTGATCCCCGTCCAGACACGAACACTTGGTACTCCTCAGGTCAGACGGTTATTGACACCATCGGTATTGGTAGCCGGGTGATTGAGTGGGGCTGGGCTCCAATAGGTGGGTCCAGTGGTTTTGATGCGCCCCTGACGCCAAACAGCTTGGTCGGGCAGGGATATGTTGGTACAGTCACCATAGTGACCACCTAAGGAGTGATGATGAAAGATGTTCACAAGCACGAACGTGCGATGCACCCCGGCAAGCCGATGACCAAGCTCGCCAAGGGCGGGAAAGCCTTCAAGAAGGGCGGTCCCACCTCTGAGGACCGTATGCGCCTGGGCAAGAATCTGTCCCGCGCTGCCAACCAGAAGACGGGGTGAGCTATGAGCAAGATCACAAAACTGTCGCCTGCCAAGCAGGCATACCCGCAAGGCCCTGTCAATCCGCGTGACCTGTGCATGGTGGTGGGCAGCATCTCCAAAGAGTCCGCTCCGGGGCCAAAGACCTCTGGGATCAAGCAGCGTGGGTCCGGTGCTGCTACTCGCGGCTTCATGTCTCGTGGGCCGATGGCGTGAGGTGAAACTTGAACTACTCCGAGTTGCAGACTGCTGTTGAGGATTACACCGAGAACACTTTCTCGGCGGCTGACTTCGCCACAATGACGGAGCTAGCCGAGCAGCGTATCTATAACTCGGTTCAACTTCCCAATTTGCGGAAGAACACCACGCTTACGTTGACCATTGGCAACCCGCTACTTGTAGTACCGGCAGACTTCTTGTCTGCGTTTTCCTTTGGTGTGAGCGTTGCGGGAGTGTTCAGTTACTTGCTGAACAAGGATGTAAACTTCATGCGGGAGTCATTCCCAAGTGTTGCTGTCACTGGGACGCCGCAGTATTACGCCCTGTACGGGACGCAGACGGGCACGCCAAAGATTCAATCGTTCTTGCTTGGCCCCACGCCCAGCGCTGCTTTGAGTGCAGAGTTGGCGTATTTCTACTACCCGGAAAGTATCGTCACGGCAACGACCACATGGCTGGGTGACAATTTTGACAGCGTGTTGTTTAACGCAGTCATGGTTGAAGCGGCGCGGTTTATGAAGCAGGAGCCTGACATCGTGGCCGAGACGAACAAGCAGTACGTCCAATCGCTGACCCTGCTGAAGAACCTGGGCGAAGGCAAGAACCGTCAAGACGCATACCGTACAGGGCAGGTCAGGACACAGGTGGTCTAAATGGCTTTGGTACAAACGCTATGCTCTTCGTTCAAACAGGAGTCATGGCTGGCTATCCATGATCTGGATACCGATGTCCTGAAGATGGCGCTCTATACGAGCGCTGCTTCTCTTGGTGCAGACACCACGGCCTACACCCTCACAGGTGAAACGTCTGGCACAGGCTACACCGCTGGGGGCGAGATCCTGACCAATGTCCAAGTGCTTCTTTCTGGCACTACGGCGTATGTGACGTTTGACAATCCTGCTTGGCTGGGGTCTAGTTTTGTCACCCGTGGGGCGTTGATCTACAACTTCACCAAAGCTAACCGTGCGATTGCGGTGCTGGACTTTGGGGCTGACAAAACCGCTGGGCCAAATTTCACGGTGCAGCTTCCTGCTGCTTCCGCCACCACGGCGCTAATCCGATTCGCTTGAGGTAAGAGATGCCTTCAACCTTTACCAACAGTCTTCGGCTTGTCCTTCCGGCGACCGGGGAACTGTCCAATACTTGGGGCACGGTGTTCAACGCCGGCGCAACCTCGCTGATTGACACATCAATTGCTGGGACTGCCAGCATCACGATGACGGCAGCGGACTACACGCTGTCAAATTCCAACGGGGTAGCAGACGAAGCGCGGGCGATGTTTATTGTCCTTGGCGGTACGCCAGGGGCTTCATATCAGGTTATCTGCCCTGCGGTCAGCAAGCTGTACTTTGTCACCAACAACACCGGGTTTGCCCAGACGGTAAAGACTTCTGCCGGGTCGGGGGTTTCTGTTGCAAATAACGCAAAACTTGCTTTGCGATGCGACGGTACAAACGTGGTAGAGGCTTTGAGTTATGGAGTAGGTGATGCGCTTTTATCAGCCAACAACGCCTTTACTGGTGCCAATACTTTCTACAACGCCACGGGGCAGACGTTTGGTACTGCTACCGCAGCGCAGGACGGAATTATCCTAGCGGGCCGAGCCGGTGGAACTTCTACATACCGGGTGACGTTTCAACCCACAACACTGACGGCTAGTAGGACTTTGACGCTGCCTGACGCATCAGGAACGCTTGTTAATACTGCAACAAACAGTGGCAATAACATCTTCATGTCTAACAATTTTGGAGGCTTTTAATCATGGCAGTTACCGCAACCCCAGTCTTTACGCAAACCCCCAACGTCGGGGCGCTGAATGCCATTCTCAGCACCGCGATGACGAACACAACGGCGTTTGACGGTACTCAAGCAACAGGCACTGCGATGGTCCTTGCCTTTACAGCAGGAGCAGATGGTTCCCGGATTGATTCTGTTGTGTGCAGGCTGACATCTACCAACGGTGCAACGGCCTCAGGAACATCCAGTGCGACGGTGGTGAGATTCTGGCTAAACAACGGGTCTGCCAACACCACCGCAGGCAACAACATTTTCATCGGTGAAGTAGCGGTCCCGGCCACCGCAGTGACGGCGCTGGGCACAAGTGCTTTGACCACCTACCCTTTGACGCTGCCTGTAAATGGCCTGAACATCCCGGCTACTTACCGGGTGTATGCGGGAACGACCGTGGCTGCTGGCGGCACAAACATCGCAATTGCTGTGACTGTGCTGGGGGGTAACTACTAATGCCACTGCTCCAACGAACCGCGTTTAACTACGTCCCCAACGCCCCGACGTTAGATTTAACAACGGGGTTTACGGAGACGGCGACGACGGCAGCGGTAGCCGCAACGGGCACGATTGACTTCGATGTCAACACGCAGTCTGTTCTGTTCTTTACCAGCAACGCTTCTGCAAACTGGACCATCAATATCCGGGGCGACAGTTTTATGCGGCTGGACACAGAAATGGCGGTAGGGCAGTCCATCACGATTGCGCATCTGGTTACCCAGGGATCAACGGCGTACTACAACAGCGCAGTACAGGTGGACGGCACAACCACGGGTGTAACGACAAGATGGCAGGGTGGCACAGCCCCAGCGGCGGGGAATGCCTCGGGTGTAGATGTGTACTCCTACACCATCATCAAAACAGGTAATGCCACATTTAGTGTGTTTGCTGCCCAAGTGCAATTCAAGTAAGGAATAGCGATGCCTGTTCTTAGCACATTGGGGGCGGCTGCTGCGCGAGGTTTTGGTTTCCTCGGAAAAGTAGTGCAGGCGATTGATGAATACTTTGAGTATGTCACCATGCTGCTCCCCGGCAACGGCACCAACGGAGCGCAGAACAACACGTTCCTAGACAGCAGCACCAACAACTTCAGCATCACCCGTAACGGCAACACCACGCAAGGTACGTTTGCTCCGTATGGGGCGAACTGGAGTAACTTCTTTAATGGCCCGAGTAGTGGAACATATTTTGAAACTCCAACCAACACGGCTTTTCAATTAGGAACTTCGGATTTTACAATCGAATTTTGGGTATTTATAACTAGCGGAGCAAGTCAGACTTGTGTATGCAGAACAGATACTGGAGGTAGCGCCCAAAATGGGATGCTGCTTGGGTATTCAGATGGTACAGACATATTGTGGTATGCAACGTCTAACGGTTCAACGTGGAATATAATATCAGGTGGAGTGTTGTGTTCCGTTGCAAGTGTTAAAAATACTTGGGCACATTTTGCTTATGTAAGAAGCGGCAGCACATTTACAGCGTATGTAAACGGAACTCAGGCATACACAACTACAAGCAGCGCAGCAATAAATCAAGTTACTAATGGGTTTCGAATCGGCACTGCAAATACTGGCACAGGGTCTACTAATTTTGGCGGTTACATATCTAATTTTAGGTATGTAAAAGGATCTGCTGTATATACAGCCAACTTCACTCCACCCACAGCACCTCTCACCGCCATCACCAACACCAGTCTGCTGACCTGTCAAAGCAACCGCTTCATTGACAACAGCGCCAACAACTTCACCATCACGCGCAACGGCGATGTAAGCGTCCAAGTCTTCAGCCCGTTCTCTCCGACTGCCTCGTATGCTGCAGGGACAAATGGTGGCAGTGGGTACTTTGATGGATCCGGGGACCAATTAACGGCGGCTGCAAATAATGCGTTTGTTTTCGGCACTGGTGATTTTTGTATTGAAGGATTCTTTTTTGTTACCGCAGACAGCACCTCAAACATTGCAACTATTGTTTCCAATACTGCTGGTGGAAATAACGGGTGGATTTTTTCATACTACACTGGTGGGTTTAGGTTTCAAGCGACAGGAGTATTGCTTTTTCAAATTACGTCATCACTAAATACGTGGCATCATGTTGTGATTTGCCGAGCATCCGGTACAACGTCAATTTTTATTGACGGCGTAAGACAGGGTACAACCAGCACTGCATACACTTGGTCTGATAATTCAACACTTAACATCGGCTACCGTGGGGCAGATGCGTACTTTACCGGATACATGAGTAATGTTCGTCTTGTAAAAGGGTCGTCAGTTTATGACCCGACGCAAACTACAATTACTGTACCAACCGCACCCCTCACCGCCATTACCAACACTAGCCTCCTGCTCAACTTCACCAACGCAGGCGTCATTGACAACGCGATGATGAACAACCTTGAGACGGTGGGTAATGCTCAGATCAGCACCACGCAGAGCAAGTTCGGTGGGGCGTCGATGTTGTTTGATGGAAGTGGAGATGCGGTTACCGCCCCGCCAACTGTCAATCTTGCAATGGGAACGGGTGACTTCACCATTGAGATGTGGGTGTATGGTGCAAATAGCGGCAGCACGGTTGGTGGCGCATACCCGCGAATTTTCCAATTGGGGGCGGCACAAACCGTCAACACCATTGAATGCTACAACGGTGCCGGAACTATGTATGTAGAAATGCTTGGGACTGGCGTTACGTTTACCGCAAGCACACTGCTTAACTCTACATGGAATCACTTTGCTGTTACTCGCGCAGGAACATCGCTTAGGGCGTTTGTAAATGGAACACAGGTTGCAAGCACGACCAGTTCAAATAACCTGACAAGTCCAATTACCAACGCTTCATTTATTGGCGCGTCTACTGCATCGTCGGGCAATTTCAACGGCTATATCGACGACCTGCGCATCACCAAAGGCTTCGCCCGCTACACCGCCAACTTCACGGCCCCGACTGCGCCATTCCCAACGAGGTAAACAATGCTGTATTCAAAACTTGGGTCAATCCCTAAGCCCGAAACAGACGGTACTGACGGCTGGA